CCTCCGGCAGAAGCAGAAAAAGCTTATTATGCTTCCATCGGAAACGATGATCTGGCAGCCTGAGTTCACAGATAAAACACTCTCCAGGAAACCCGGGGCGGTTCACCGACCGTCTATCGAAGCATGTGATGCATTAAAAGACGTGGTTACAGACAAGAATGATCGCAATGCGGTTAACAACAATAACCAGCTACAGCTAAAAACGAATCACTTCCTGTACATGGTATCGCTAACCAGTCCATCGACCCTGCGCGGTAAGACTGCAAAGGTCGGACTACTAGACGAAATCGATGCTGCTACAGCCTCAGAAGAAGGTGATCCGGTGGCACTGGCTGCTAACCGTTTAACTACCTTTGGCGACGAAGGCCGATTAGTCGTATCCAGTACCCCGACCAGTAAGCTGGGAAGCATTAACCAGCAATGGTTATCAAGTGATATGCGTATGTTTTTTGTTCCGTGTCCTCATTGCGGGGAACACCAGGTGATCGAGTGGGAAAACGTTCAATTTGAATGGCGTAACATCGATGGTAAGAACTTACCCGATCCTGATACCGCTCGTTATATTTGCCCCCACTGTAAGAACGCATGGACAGAAGGAGAGCGGATCAGGGCGGTGGCTGCTGGTGAATGGCGAGTAACCCGTGAAAGTGAAGTAGCCGGATTCTGGATCAGCCGTCTGTATTCACCATTCAGCACGATCCGCGCTTGTGTGGTTGATTTTAGTCATGCGTGGCAATCCTTTGATCTACAATCATTTTATAACACCGTGTTAGGCAAGGTATACGACGATCAGGACACGGCAGTAGAAGCAAATGAACTGGAACAACTCAAAACAGATGTTTCTATCGAGAATATCCCTGATGACGTGATTTTCTTGTGTTCAGGAATTGACCAGCAATTGGACCGCGCAGAATCTACCATCTTAGGTGTAGCGAAAGATAAGGTTTACATTCTGGATCACCGCAGCTTTTACGATCATAACTGTGAACGATATGAATCACCTGTTTGGGATCGCCTGGTTAACTTCAAGAAAACCAAATTCTATAACGTTAATGGTGAACGTGTACCAATGCTCGCCAGCTTCCTTGATACATCGAACGGTCGATTCACTCAAGCCGGATACCGTATTTGCGGCAAGTGGAAGAATCTACACGCGATCAAAGGTAGTTCATCTGGTAATGCTCCAGTGATTCCGGTTAAACCTACCCGCACAGGTGGTCATGAATTGCTTATGCTGGGCGTTAACGTTGGTAAATCTGCTGTTCGTGAAATGCTGGTTAGAAACCTGAAAGATAATCCTCATATTGCCTTAGAAATATCAGACACCGTCCCTGATGATTATCTCGATCAGCTTTTGAGTGAATCCATCAAGCGTACTACTACTGGCGTGCGTTGGGTGAAAAATCCAGGTAGTACCCGAAACGAGGCTCTCGACTGTCTGGTTTATAGCTATGCTGCTTCTCGCTACGTCCTTTCAAAAATGTCATGGGATAAACTCATTGCAATGAAAGACAGCTTAAACCGTGTTGTCGAAGAACCCGTAAAAGCTCCTGAAACGCAATCTAACGAGCAAATCGAAGAAACTAAGCCAATCACACGACCACAACGTCAAAACATCGCCAGACGCCCAAATAGAGGCCGTAGCTGGGTAACATCGTTCTAATAACTCGCCGTCCTTCGGGGCGGCTTACTCCTAAATATTGTTAATCCAATAACAATTAAATAAGGGGTAATTATGAGTTTAGAACTAATTCCCTTAGTAATTCGTAAAGGCGAAAAAGTCACGCTGGCGAATGAAGAGGGTGTAACAATTCAGGTAGGAAATAATAATAAAGGTATCATCTATCAGGTTGATGATTCTCCGGCTAATCATGAGATTAAAACCTTAGATTTTGCCGAAGGTAAATATACCATCGTAATAACTTTGGAAGAAGAACTGATATCAATGCAGGAATTAACTGTTTTACCAGTATTCGCCAAACAATCCAAAAAAGAATATCTGCGGGAAACTATCGCCTTAATCGAGCAAGTTATTTTCGCCCGTTTATCTGGGGACGAAGCCGCATTATCTCAAATGACAGTGAAAGGGAATACTTTCGTTTATGAGTCATTGGGTGTTCTCCAGACTCTAAAAGTCGATTATGAACGTCAGTTATCTAAATTAATTCAAGCCGAACGACGTAAACAGGGAATTAGCCCGATTAAAAATATCAAATTACGTCTTACGCGATAAGGGGTAAATCATGTTTAATCTTTTTCGACGCAAAAAGGCGGTAGAAACTCCAGTTAAAACTAATCACCGCCAGCAACAACCAAAAATTTTCATCGATAAGCAAGTAGAAAAATTCCAGAAAGACCTATCTCAACGGAGTTTAGGACTGGTTGGTGATCGTATTGATGGATCACTTCAACAAGACACCATTACAGGAACCTTCAATAAGGCTCTCAAATCGAACGGTAAGCGCCTTTATGATCAGGGTCGTACTCTGGCCTTAAACACTTCCGTAGGCAGTCGCTACACGCAATACATAACCGATATGGTGGTAGGTACTGGCCTAGATCCGAAGCCATCAATCGTTAAATCAAATGGCAAACTTGATAGCGCACTGAATAAGCAGATCGAGAATGCTTTCTGGAAGTGGGCGCAGAATGCTAAACGCTTCTCTCGTAACGGTCGCTTTAACTTCCGTGAATTGCTGGTAATGGCTGAACGTGAGCGCGTAATGGGCGGTGAGTGCTTCATTGTTTTAACCAAAGAAAACAATGAGTTAAATGTTTCTATCCTGTCTGCTGATAAGTGCGACTGGACGCTCAACCGTGAAGTAAGCAAAGAACGTGCTATCTATCAGGGGATCGAGTATGACGTAGAAACAATGCGCCCTGTTGCATTTTGGTTTCGTAAAATCAACCTACTGACTCAGACTTACACAGGTGATAACTATCGCGTAGATGCTTCGCAAGTATGCCATTATTATCAACCACTTGCGGCTGAATCTCTGCGTGGGGTGACTGACTTCCTGCCAGTGATTAAGGATATCGCACATCAAGACGCATTCCGCGAAGCTGTACTGGTCCAGAAACGAATTTCAGCTAGTAGCATGGCGTTCATCGAGCGTCCGAAAGATTCTGGTGACGATTTTGATACTGGTGAAGATGATGAACAATATCAAGCGCCGGAAGTTATTCACGATTTCGCGCCGGGTACTATTCAGGAATTGCCGGAAGGGGCAACGATCAAGAGTATTCAATCCACGCAAAGCGGCGATGATTTCAATTCATTTAACGCTGGTATGTTCACTAGCATAGCAATGGGTCTTGGCGTGTTCAATCAGGGCTTAACTGGCGATACTAGCCAAATAAATTACAGCGCTGCACGCTACGGCGAATTACTTCAAAGAACGCGCGTTAAAGCACTGCAAAACAAATTAATTGAAACAGTGGTATTGCCAATTTTCGAAGCGTATCTACGCCATTATTCCGCGCGTGGTATTGTTCCGATTCGTATTACGGCAATTCCGCATATTATCGAGAACACTACTATTATTCGTCCGCGTTTTGAATCCGTCGATCCAATTAAAGACGTAAACGCCGAGATTGCTTTAATTGATAAAGGACTTAAATCACGTACTGCCGTTATATTAGAACGTGGTGACGATCCTGAAAAAGTATTCTCAGAGATTCAAGCCGAAAAGAGCGCACTAAATATTATCGTTGATGGTGAGGGTGAAGAAAAAAATTCCCCAGCCGATCCCTAATAACCAACGGGGGCGCAATGCCCCCAATCAATTAAAGGTGATTAAATGCTTAAATTTCGCCGCGAACTTAACGGTTACGGTGGAGTTATTAACGAAGGGCATAACGATCAATACGAATTTGAAATTGCTTTCTCCAGTGAACAGCCTTATCAGCGCCAATTCTGGGATGAGCAAAATCAAGAAATGGTGGTATTAGATGAAATTCTGGTACATACACCGGAAGCGGTTGATCTGTCTCGTCTGAATAATAACGCTCCGTTGCTGTTCAATCATAATTTCGATAATCATTTAGGTGTAGTCTGCGACGCTCGAATCGATGCGGATAACGTAGGCCGTGCTCTGGTTAAATTCTCTAAGCATGGCACTTTGGCTAATGATATTCGTAATAAAGTCATTGAAGGTACGATGGAAAAAATTTCTGTCGGTTATGACATTAAAGAATATCACATCGACTACACCAAAGGACAATTGATTGTTACTAAGTGGGCACCCTATGAACTCTCATTTGTCACCGTTCCCGCAGACGATACGGTCGGTTTAAATCGCTCTCTAAATACTATCACAGTTAATTTGGAGGCTAAACACGATATGACTAAAGAACAAATCGAAGAAATCAAAGAAGAACAAGAAGCCGCTCAGGTTGAAGAAACTCCGGTAGAAGAAAATAAAGAATCGGAAGTAGAAGAAACTCAAGAGCGCCAAGTTGAAGAGAATAAAGAAGATGAAAATCTCGAAGACGGAAAAGACGCTGAACATCCTGAAAGTGTTGATGATGATAGTTCAACTGTTCGGGAAACAGAAGAAGTAAAAGAAGAACGTGAAGCCGCTCCGGTTGAAGAAGAAAAAATCGAAGAAGTGGCTGAACGTTCCGAAGAAGACGAATTAGAAATTCGCGAAATTGCACGCGAGCTAAATATTAACGAAGACGATGAAGAATTTAAACGCGCATTGGCAAATAAAGGAATTACGCCGGAAGCATTCCGCACTAAGGCACTAAATAACATTACCAATGCTCAACGTAATAACGAACAACAAATTAAGGACTCTAAAATGGAAAAAATCTTTGACCTGAACAACGTAATTCGCTCTCTGGTAGATGGTGCTGCTCTGGGTGCTAACGAAGCTGAATATTCCGCAATGGCTGCTACTGCAACTATGCAGCGTGGTCGTGCTGCTCGTGGTGGCTCTGTATTCGTTCCGGCTGCTGCTCTGCGTGCTGCTTCCGAAGGTAACACCAAAGCTACTCTGACCGCTGTTACTGATGAAAAACTGCTGACTGAATCCTACATCGAAATGCTGTTGCCTCAGAGTGTTTTAGGCCGCCTCGGTGTAACCGTTCTGTCTGGCCTGACTTCCCCGATCGCAGTACCAAAAATGACCGCTTCCAGCGTTGACGCTTTCGGCTTCGTTGATGAAAACGGTGCTGCACCGGAAGGTAAAGCTGAATTTGCAAACGTGAAAATGGCTCCTAAGACGTTCGCTGGTGGGAATCCGATCAGCAGAGCTAGCATAAAGCAAGTTCCCGGCATCGCTACCCTGATCACTGATCACATTAACAAAGCTGTTCGCATCAAACTGGAACAACTGATTCTGTCTGATAAAGCTAACGACCGTGGTCCGGCTGGTCTGGTTAAGCAACTGGTAGACGCGGGTCGCGTTACTAAGAAAGCCGCTTTCTCTTACAAAGACTTCCTGAAAGAAATTGCAGCACTGACCGACGCTGGCGTTCCTGCTCAGGCGATCAAGTTTGCGATGAGCGGTGCAACTGCTGCTGAACTGGAATCTACCCTGAAAGATAACGGCGTTTCCGGTTATATCATCGAAAACGGCAAACTGGCTGGTTACGAAGTAGTTACTTCTGGTGTTATCCCGGCAGACCACATCGTTCTGGGCGCGTTCGACGGTATCACCATTGGTGAGTGGGGCGGTCTGGAACTGGATATGGACGACACTACCTACCGCGCACAGTCTGCTATCGTTCCGCGAATCTGGGTAGACCTGGATTATGTTGTTACTCAGCCGGAAGCTCTGAAAGTTCTTCACATCTCCGCTGAATGAACTCCTGTAGAACCATCTGAACCTTCCCCCGATTTGGGGGAAGAAAATCTGATTCCTGAACCGGAAGAAGAATCCCAGACGGTTAAGGCGAAAGCCACAGCTAAAAAACAGCGTAAAACTAAAGAATAATAATTAGCCCTGCCTAACGGTGGGGCTTTTTTGTATGTAAATACTCCATAAAGGGGGTAACTATGTTCAAATTATCAGAATCACAATTATCAAGAATGTTCCGAAGTGCTCCTGTATTTTCGGTGGAAGGTGGTAAATCAATTCGTGCTTATCATGAAATTACTACTACCGACGAATCGGGGGTAATGACAGAAACAGAATTTCTATTCTGTCGTGAGGGAGACTTAAAGCAAGGTGATATTGTCACAGTAGAAAACCAGCGTTTCAAAGTTCAATACGTTAAGCGCAATGGTGACAATACTTGTGATTGCTTTATCACTTTAGCAGGGGGTACACATGCTCGCTACCGTTAATAATATGCCGAGACTGAAAATCAAACGCGCCTTGCAAGATATTATCGAACAAGATTTAGGTCTGGCTTTAAACGTAGAACAAGCTCAGCAAGGTTTTAGTGATGACGTGGTTTGTTGGATTACTGGCATGAATGAGACTTACACTAGGGTCCGTGGTGGTAATGCAATGCAAGCTGAATGCGTTATCGAAATGCAATTATATTCTCAGATTCATGAAACAAAAATCCATGAGGGTATTTGCCAGATAATCCAGATTCAGCCGGATAACCCACGTTTTAAAGATTTGGGCTTCTCAATTTCAGATATCACTCCAGTAGCCTCTAATACCGATTATGACGATGATTCTAGTGATGGTGGTATCGTTGGGACACTTAGCCTTAAATTTTCTTATCTAGCGCGTTTTTAAGGGGTAATAATGAATATTACGCATGATAACTTAGATATTTTTACGGGGTCGCATGTTGAAGTCTCCGTTTCTACTATGGTCGATAGCCAGCCGGACTTTTTCGATCCTAGCTTTAGTTCTATTGAGAACGTCGCAGCATTCCCTACGCTAACAGAATCCACAGAGATTGAAACTCTGGAAGAGTACGATCAGGACGCTACGGGGAAACTTGCTGGTTATCGTAGACTGGAACCGACAACACTCACGTTAAACCGTGTTCTGGATGACGAACATCAAGCAATGTTGATGAAAGCGGTAGAGGATAAAACACCTTTACGCTTCCGTATGTTCTATGTTGTGAACTCTGGCTATAGTGCTGCTAACACTGGTTACTATGTCATCTATGATGCTTACGTCACATCACACAAAACCCGTGGTAGTGATAACAAAGCTGTAACACTGGAATTTAAACTTGAACCAGATGGCGGGATTTTGGATCGCGGTATTGCAACGGAGGGTCGTCTTCTCCGTCGCGGGGATTATGGCGTAGGTGCAGGTGTACATCCATTCACAGGTCCGATTGATAGTGATGCTTTAGCCGGAAACCGTTTCGTAACTTACAAGGGAACTGCTAGCGGTAATCCATATTCAGCCGACACATCATTAATTCACCTTCAAGCTAATGAGCATGGCGCATGGCAATTAACCTGTAATACTTCTGGCGCACCACGTTTACGCGTCCGAAATATTCAGGAAAACGGTCGCTCTGAATGGATCAAGGTATATTCCACCAATGAGAAACCGACACCTAGCGAAATTGGCGCAGTGGCTAAGACTGACCGGATCGATTTCGGCGAATACTAAGGATTCTCCTACCTAAATAAAACATGAACGCTGGGAGGTTAACGCCTCCCTTATTCCTGTTTTATAGTGAGGTGATTCGATGCAGTCGATCCAATTTAAACGCACACAAACGGCTGGTAAAAAACCAACGCCGGAACAATTATCACAGGGTGAGATCGCCTTACAACTGGCGGATCATGTGATTTACACCAAAGACAAAAATAATAACGTAGTCCAAATTAGTGTTTCTCCAGAAAAACACGCTGAACTGAATACGAAAGTAGACACCAACAAGGCCAACACAGATAAGGTTATTGCAGCAAATAAGAAAGAAGCTGCTGATAATCTGGCTAGTGCTAAAGCTGAACTTAATCAGACTATCACTTCTACCCGTGATACCCTCAATGCTTCAATCACTGCTGGCGATACCGCAGCCAACAAACGAATTGATGCTTTGACTACCACAGTAGGTAACAATAAAACCGAAGCTGCTAACGCTCTGGCGGCTGCTAAGACTGAACTGAATCAGACTATTACTTCAACCCGCGATACTATCAACGCGACAATTAACAAGAACAAGACAGATATTAATGCGCGAGTTGATCAGACTAATACCAACGTTACCAACTTAACGAATACTGTCGCAGCAAATAAATCAGCAATAGAAAAGACGGTAGCGGATAATAAGAAAGATGCGGACACGAAGATCACCAATCTTACTAGTACGGTCTCTGCGAATAAGACAGCCATTGAAAGAACTGTTGCAAATAACAAGGCCAGTGCCGATGCCGCAATTGCCGCAGCTAACCAGCGAATTGATTCTATTGAAGGTAGTGCCGATGCTGCTTACATCAAGAAGAATACCAATACTAAGCATGGTGGGTATCTGTTAAGCAAGACAGCTAACTATTTGGAAGACCAGACAGCGAGAGATCTTAACTACTTTGGTGCTTTCCGTACCAATGGTCAAGATGGACTCATGGATCTAACTCTTAACGTTCCTCATTCTGCCGGTAAAGCGCACGGTCGCGGATTTACTTTCCGTTATGCGTCTGGTGGATCTCGTGTTGAAACCTATGGTTTTGATAGAGAAGGACAGAAGAACTTTAGCTATAAGATGTATCACGAAGGTGATAAGCCGACTCCTGGCGAGATTGGTGCATACACCAAAGCCGAAGTTGATAAGATGTTTGTTAAAAACGTCGTTATGTCTGTTCCCAATTCTAGCGAAAACGTATCTGCATATTTCAAATTGGCAACCGCAACAATTCCACAAAACGGGCGTAGTGTGTTTTTCCGTATTCATGGTGGTAATGGTTACAACGTTACGGCATATGATCAGGTTAGACTGGCCCCCTGAATCTCCAGACAACCAGTATCACTTAAATAAGTGATAGTCTTAATACTAGTTTTTAGACTAGTCA